CCCCTATAGTATTAGGCTCACCATTAGGCTTTAACTGCCTGTTACGAGCCATGATTGCCCTAAATGCGGCTGCTGCATCTACTTCCTTTAGCGTATCTAGCTCATCAATATCTGCATCGGCGTGCTCATAACCGATAATGCGGTTAATGTTATCCATTGATCTAAAGATAATCTTACCGTATTGCCCAAGGTCAATGCAGTTTATTGGCGATTTCTGTAGCGTGTAAGGTATCTGTAAGGCCGTTAGAACAGCTTCAAACCTTGGCCATGCAATCATCCGTATTAAGTCGTAAGTAGGCTCATAAAAGCCTCTGTTAGTCTCAGGGTTGTTTAGTTTGCCAATGATAGAGCGTTGAACAGCCGCCTCAGTCTTACCAGCGCCAAAGCCCGCCACAAGAGCAGGGAATTTAGCCGTTGAGGTTATATATTTAAACTGTGGGCTTGTAGGAGTTAGTCTAGCCATTAAATAGCGTCAGGGTTTACGATCTCGATAGAGATTTTATCGCCATGATTGTACTGGTCTATCTCTTGCTTGTCAGTCTGGCTTAATAACTGTTTACCTAACCATATCGCCATAGTTGGGTTCCCGCTCTCTACCAGTTTAAGTTGAGCACGCCGTAATGATAGCTTTCCATGTGCCTTTCCTCTATCTACCGCTGCTGCAAAGTCAGGCTCCTCTGCATACCTTCGTTGTACGGTTTTTGTGCTTACGTTAAAATATGCCGCAATCTCTTCATGCGTACAGTTTAACCTGCATAGCTTTTCTAAATCTTCTAAGTTAATTTCTATTTGCTCTCGCATATGTATCTCTTTTAATGGTAGACAATTTCAAATAATTACTCTTTATCAATGAAGCCTTTTAATGCGTAAAATACTAAACTATTACGATATCCGCCCTCGTGAGTGGCTTTTATCGGCGTGACTGCATGCATATTACGCCAAGCAGGATATAGCAACAAACTACCAGTAGGCATCTCAAAGCAGGCGTCATAATCAGGAACGTATAAACAGCCACCAGTTGAGTTTTTCCTGTGCGTATAAATGGCATTCAATGTTTTCTGCACATTAGCCCGATCTTGATGGAATGGTGCTGCTATATTGAAATTACTAATACTGCTCGTAAATAAATTGCCGAACCTGTAATCATCATCAACTCCTGATACCGCTTTAACATGGTCGGCGTGTAATTCAGGCGCAAAATCAGATAACAGTGTGTCTATACCCTTGGAAGCTCGCAACATACACTTAATGAACACGCTAGCCGATGCAACGGCATGCACACTACTTCTGTTGTGGTAATCTCTTCTCATGTGTGGCTTTTTAGGTATTGAGCCTATTATAGTGCTTTGCTGAACAGTCCCTAGCTTTTTCGCCTCAGCTCTTGTAATCCCTAGCTTTCTTTGCATAGACATTACATCAGACCTTTCTAGCTCGGTTTTTGGCACCCTTTCCGATAAAAACTCATTGTTTGCGACAGCCATCAACTGCTTGATAGAAGAGTATTTTTCAGGCAGCTCCTTTAAATATAAACCTACCAATTCATCACCATCGTATAAGTAGCATGAATCCTTAATGTTTGGCTCTATATACTCACAGGTCGCCCCTCTCTTTCTTTCATGCGCCACCTTTTTCATCTGCAGTTTAATCATTAATCACTTTCTCCTTTTTTTTCCATTCAATTAACTGCTTTGGGCTGTGGAACCGTATCTGTATTTCTGCTTTAGGGTGGCAACCTTTCTTTGCTTTATATCGAAACAAGTTGGGGTACTTTTTCATCAAGTATTTGCAGTCTTTTACCTTTCTAGGAACTCGCATCTCATAAGTCCCTATACCTCCCGCTTCATAATGCCCCGCGACTGGCTTTATCCATGCATTAATGAGAACGCAATTATTTTTTACCAGCTGAGAGGCGCAATAGCCAAAATCTTCCATAGCTTCAAGCTCAGGGTCGTATTTCAAGCCTTGGTACTTTACTGCACAGGCCTTGCTTATTACGTAGCCGACAGGCTTATATTTCTTACTGTTGAAAAAATAGTTATCGACGGTGGCATACCCTATATACTCAGCATGAATGCTATCAGCAACAACTATATCTTTTTCTAATAATTCTAAATATTCAGCTGCACTGAAACTCTGACTAAAATCCGCCTGACTGATATCAGGTGATTCAACATTGAGCTTTCTTTTACTGTAGTGTTTATCAACGACTCTTTTCATGCCTCTAATATTATCGTCAAGTGATATATACCACTCACCTTTAACTGCTAAATTATTAACTATCCAATTCCTTTGGCTCGTAACACCGAAAGGCGCACCAGTGACTATTATATCCTCATCCCTAACCAATCCTGCTTCAAGGTATTCCGACCTACATTCCTGACTATGCAGTAAGACCTTGTAAGGGATTCCGCTTTTATCTAGCCAAGCGGTAGTCTTGATAGAGTTAGCCCTGTTATAGCTCGGCACATAGATAGGTATCATGATTCAGAACTCAGCGCATTCAACAAAGCGCCACCTATATAAACTCCACTCTCCCTTGCCTCTTTAATCATTTGCTGCGCTATTTGATAGTCGTCAGGCTCGAACTCTATCTGTATTGCTTTTTTCACATCGCTAGACATCTCTTCTGCCTCTGCGTCTGCATCATCTAAATCGTCTAGAATTGAATAATCAACTTCTTCTGAGAAATCTGGCAGTACGTCCCAACCTAACAAGTCTGTGTCAAAATCTAAATCTTTCAAAGTTTCTATCTCAACTTTCAACAGCGCATCGTCCCAACCTGAGTTAAGTGCCAGCTTATTATCAGCTATAACATAAGCCTTAGCTTGCGCCTCACTTAATCCTACCAGCCTTATAGTTGGAACGCTTTCCATGTCTAGCAACTGAGCAGCTAATAAGCGACCATGACCAGCTATGATTCCGTCTTTTTCATCAATTAAAATCGGGTTGGTGAAGCCAAACTCTTTGATACTTGAGGCTACCTGCTTTACCTGCTCCGCGCTATGAGTGCGCGAGTTGTTAACATAAGGTATTAGCTTTGCCGTTTCTTTATACTCTATCTGTAGGTGCATATCTCTCCCAAAATTCCTGTTCTGTTGTGTGATCTAAGTAATCTAACTCTTCGTCAGATAATTCTAGTAAATCCTTAACTGCTTTGAATATCTCGAACGCTTCTGTAGTTATCATCTGCTAACAAATCCTTAATAATTGTTTTAATTGCTGGATGTAACCTTTTAGGTGCGTATAAGCCCCGTAACTCAGCTAAACCCTTAGCTTTCTGCCTCGCTCTGAACTCGGCCACTCTATCTTTTTTCATTGCCCAACCCTGTTTAAATGCTCTTTAATTTGCTGATTCCAGTCTTTAAGCATAGCCCTATAATCTGCGATGTAATACTTCCTGAGATTCTTTTTCTTAGCGTGCATATCGTCAACGTAATCGCGGCCATACATATCTATCATGTATAACGTGTAACGCTGCGCTGCGTCCCCATGCTTCATACCAAAACCATTACAGCCTTTACACTGTGGATGTATATTCTCTTCTTCAAGCGCCCAATAGCTGCTGGCACCTTTAGGTATGTAGTGACCGCCATCCATAGATTTAAAGTGATCGGTTTTACCGCAAGTAACGCAAGAAGCATAACCGTTATCATCTGCCGCTTTTAACCTAGTTAGCTTTTGTAAAGCCTCTAAGCATAAAGCCCGTGGAGATTTCTTAGCCATTTAAACCTCAGTCTGACTCATAAAATTCTTTTCATAGTCACCGCTAGACTCTAGTATTAGCTCATCCCTACTTGCCGCGTAAGTCTGTAGCCATACCATAAAATTAAACATCTCACCTTTAGGCCACTTCCTACTACTAGCTAAACCCATGCTAGTCTCTTTAGTAATTAGATCGACCTTTTCCTCTAATATCCATCGCGCCTGCGTCTCAGCATAATACCTACGCTTTGCAGTCATTTTCATATAACCAACTTCTTTTTCAGATATAGTCTCAAGTGGCTTTAACAATAACTTGGCGGCATATGCTCTTAGCCAGACGTGCAGTAAAGCATTTTGAGATAAGGTGCGCTTGCTAAGCCCTTTAAACGACATTCCAAAAGACTCACCTGCATCTATCCTATCAAATAATGCTTTCTTTGATTCAACTACTGACCTAGCATCGCTAGGAACTACAATATAATCAGCCATTCTTTTTCCCTTTTTGTAATTTCTTCTTATACATCCTGCCGTTTAGCTTTCTAAAAAGGTATTTGCCAACATAAAGATCATGACATACATTCTTTTTGTTATCGCCTAGCGTACACCAGTCAGTCTCTTTAAATCCCATTTGTAGGGCGTACATGACTAGAGTGCCAAACTGGTCAAGCCTATCGATGCCCCTAACATTATTCCGTAACTCTACTAGCATCATTTTCCTACCGAACGGCTGAGTCTGGAATTTCCAAGGGTCAAATTCGAAGCCAGTAGCCAACCCATCCATTTTGATATGGAAACTATCTATATGCCCAGACTCGTTTGTTATTGCTCTAGCCGTTACCATTACCTACTCCTAAAACGGTATATCGTCATGAAAGTCAGGAACCTCATTAGCTGGTGGTGCTTGGTCGCCAGTTGCTTGAGCGTATTGCTGAGGAGTTGCTTGGGGCTGATATTGCGCCTGCGGAGTTGCTTGGGGCTGATATTGTTGTGCTTGCTGCTTAACTTCATCGACTGGTTTAAAGCTAAACTTTACACTTGGCGCTTTAGGATTACCATTCGGGTCACGTTTCCAGCCTGATACGTAATACTCTACACCGCCTACCATAGCTCGCCCAGTAAAATGCGGGTGCTTATCAGAGGCTCTTTCTTTAGCTGGCCATAAAGCGCCTTTATTATTATCGTCATATTGTTGCATGTTAATCTCTCTTTTTAAGTTAGTTTAGGTGCTGGTTAATAGCCTAGACTGACCAGCGGCAGCGCAAAGGACGCGGCTACTTACGTTTTTTAGTTGCTGTTAAAGGTTTATCTTGATCTGGTATAAACCACTGAGCGACTTTTACCTTTACATCCCATCGGTTATGAATTCCAACCATTCTAGTAACTATGGGAACACCTGCCGCCCTTAGCTCTGAGATTCTTGCTGTAGGATTCATAATGCCGAACTCTCTCAAGCAATCCATTCTAGTTAATAACCTGCCATCCTCTAACGCTTTTTGCATCATACCGCGCTGTGATAGCTTTTCTTGACCAGCCCAAAACTGGTCAGCTTCTTCATTTATTTTCTTTAGCTCTGCAAACATATGTGAAGCCCCCTCTTTATTTATTTTCTCTAGTTCTGCAAACATTAGTGTAAATCCTTTTTTATTTTTACTTCTTTTTGTTTAGCGACATTAACGATAGATAAAGAAACCTCTGCTAGAACCCTATGAAAAGCCATTAACTCTACCGCTGAACCCATCTCGTAAAGCGTAGAGACTCCATCGACCATAACTGAGAGAACGAAAAAATCTTCATCCTCTATTTTTATGATTTTCATCTCTATCGGGCTTTCCATCTTTGACCTCCTCTTTTTTCTTTTCTTTCTTACCGAAAATAGAATCAAAGTTATCGTTAAACTTTTCTCGATCATAAGGGCGCTGATCAATACCCTTAGTCCCCATTACCAATTTACTCCGAACCAAATACCGAATCCATGAATCATACCGATGGGAAAAAAGAACCCGCCAGCAATTAGTAATAAGTATTTAGCGGTAACTAAACAATGAATAATGTGAGTTATCCATGCGCCAATACAAGTAACGACTGTTGCGATTGCTAAGTATCCTGCTGTTTCATCTTTCATTTTGTTCTTCCCTTTATTGAAGTTAGAATTACATTATTACGCGCTATTGTGTAGATGTAAATACTTTATTTAAACTATTTAATTAAAAATTGTAGAATTTAGAATAATATCTTTCGTTTCACTTACTAGAATTTTAAAATCGTTAAATCTATCTTGCATTAAACTTATCTCAGTTTCATAGTCTTTCCTATGCAATCTATATGTATAGAGCTGGCCGCCTGCGGGGAACTCTGAGCAGTAACTAACGAAGTCTATCCAGTCTGAGCCTGTATAAAACAGGTTGCCGATAAGCTGCCACTTGTAACCTTTATCGTAAGATTGGCTTTTAAGTGTTGCGAAATGCTTGGCTGCTATTACGGATTTTATTTCTATAACACCTTTATCGCCAACCAAGCCATCTGGCGATACACCTATAAATTCATTACAGAAAAAACCGCCGTTAGTTACTTCGCAATCGTATTTGACTTCATACTGCGCCCTAGCGATAGGCTCTTGCTCATGCCCGCGAATCATGTGCTCGTTTTGGTAGCCAGCTGGCGGGACAACGCCAGTTATCTGGCCGAGTGCTATTTGAACTGCGTATCTTTTAGCTGGGTCACCGAAATCTTTTTTAACATGAGCCATAACAGTGCCGAATTGCGATGCCGTCAATTTACCTAGCCGCATTTGATACCATTGCTCTGTGTTCTGCTCAATATCATAAAAGTCCATTGATTTCTCTCCCTCTACTGGCTGGCTTTCGATTCATGGCACTTTCGGCATCACAATCCTCTGCGGGAATTCCAGCTAAAGCCATAAGTGAGTAACGACGAGCGTA